TCATAGAGATATTATACATTTATAACTGATTTTAAGAGGCTAAATTTTACTTAAAAAATACCCCCGGAACGGCTCCGCCTCCCCCAAACTATAACGGAAATCCTGCATGTCTTAATTCCATGGATCTCCGCGTGCTCTCGCGAGCAACGCAGAGACATGATTAAGACAGCGTGCGAAGCGTGGGCGTAGCTAAGCGGTTGTCTTAATCATGGATCTACAGTACGCTTCCAGGATTTCCGTTACCTTCGACTGGAAGCAAGATTTACTAAATTGTATATTCAATATTAAATTATAATTAATTTCAAGACAATTAGATAGGAAGAAAGAACAAGATTATCCAATATTAAGAAGTAAATAAGGAGAATCCAGATGTCAATAGATAATAAAAGAAACGAAGTAATCCAATATATAAAGAATAATGTAACAATGATATCATTCGAAGGTATGGATTGTTCATATAAAGAAACTAATTCAAATAGATTAGCAAATATAATAGGTATATTAGGATACGAAGTAGAACTAGTTAGTTTTCCAAGGTATAAGAATCCTAGTGCATACTTCGTAGAACAATATCTATCTGGTAATATTAAAGTAGATGGAAATACTACAATGGATAGAGCAATATGTTCAGGAACTACAGTATGTCTATTCTATGTAATGGATATGATTAAGTGGTATAATGAATATATTGATAAATTAATGAAAGAAGAAAATCTAGAGGATAAGAAACGGATAGTTATCTTCGATAGATATGCTTATTCCAATATGTATTATCCAATACCAGATATGCTTAAAACTATAACTAAGTTTAACTTAAGTAAAGAAGAAGAAAAAGAAAGAATACTTAATTTACAATGTAAGATAGTAAATAAGGTAATCGATACTGCTAATATACCAAGAGTAGATTTAATCATTAAAATGGTTTCGGATAGAAATTTACTTTATGAGAAAGTAAAAGAGAAGAATAAAGATAAAAAAGGTGATTTATACGAGTCTAACATAAGTTACCTTATGGATTGCTTTGAAATATTCAAGAAACTTAAATTTACTAATATGACCTCTTCTAAACTTACAGAAATCGATATGTTTGAGATTGAAGTAAGTGGAAAAGATGAGGATGAAGTGTTTGAAGAAGTTTTAAAAGGGGTGAAAGAGATTGTATAAAGATAAACCTTGTGTAGCCATGATATTTGATAGAAGTTACTTGGTATACGATGTTAGAAAACCAATGAATGATATCTCTGATGTCATGTGGCGGTTCAAAGACAAAGCCCACTTCGTTTATGGTGGTATTCCACGTTTGTGTTATCATGTAGAAGAATATAAACGTAATTTGGGTCTTAAGGATGAAATGTTCCATAAGATAGAAATTCCTTATTGTGATAATAAGTTTTATTATAATAAGGAGAATGTAGCTCAAGGTTGGGTACAAGAAGTTATGTCTTTTAACCCCGACCATATTTTAATTCTTAGAGATAATGGTCATACTAATGAAACCGATGCATTGGTACAATATGCTATTGCACATAAAGTCCATGTGGTTGAAGTAGATAATCATAATCATAGAAGAGATTTAGTTGATCATAATGGATATATCACTAAAGGATATTATGATCAAACTTTATTTGGTAAACGTTAATTAAATTGGAGGTATTACCCATGAAACCAGAAGTTAAACCTTTTAAATATTTCGCTAAATCTTTGGATAATGGTAATTATGTCATTAGAGAAGCAGTTAGATTCGAAGGTCATGTAGAAACTAATTTTATTTATGCTACATATTATGATGATTGGAATCAGTCCATTATCAGAGAACCAATCTATGCTGCAGCTGACGAAAATGAATTACGTAAAGTATTAGCCGTTATAGCTGAATTCTATAATAACAATCCAGAAGGAATACTTGATTTTTGTACTATTGAATAGATAAGGAGTAACGAATGTTTAATAAAGAAAAATTAAAGAATTTATTTAAGTCTAAATCCACTATCATTAAAGATGAATTCGATAAAATTGGTGAAGCATCTACATATGAACTAGATATTCTTGAAATTGGTGATAATGTAAAGAATGTATCTAGAGCTGCTCGTATTTCTCATGGTTTAGAAGCCCCTAAATCTTATCAAGCACAATGTGATTATATCGAACGTATTATGAAGATGGGTCATGATAGTATTTCTGGTCATTCTAATATACAATTTGCTATCACTATCCATAATATTTACGACGAAGCTTCTATTGGTTTGGTAAAGAACTTAGAAGCATTTAAATTCTTTAATATTGAAGTAATTCATAGACAATCTGAAGAAGGTACAGTTACTGTATTAGTATTTGGTGCAAGTATCCGTTCTCTTCGTTATTATATCAGAAGCATTTCTGAAGTTTCTAACCTTAACTTCCATGAAGAGAATATCTTTAACTTCATCAAAGGTGTAATATATAAGACTACAGAAAAATGCTTCTATCCAGACTTAATTAAAGATGGATACTTAGATGAAGAAGACTTCGAATTTGTACCAATCTTCAATGAATATGATACAGACTTCGATAACCCTAAAGACGAACCAGTCCCAGTAAATGAAAACGATATCATCAATGCAATTGATAAACAAAACTTCGATATCGAAGAAGAAAAAGAAATTGATGATGATAAAGTAAATTCTATCAATCCAGATGAATTAACTCAAGAGACTAGAGAAGAATTCATATTTGGTAATGTAGATATCATTGATTATCCTACAGAAAACTATAAATCTTCTATTGATACTATCAATAATAAATTCCCATCTGAAATTAGAGATGAAAAATTATTAAATGATATTATTCATTCCTTAATTGCTACATCTACTATCACTATTAAGATTAATAAGATGAGTCGTGCTATCTCTCAACAAATTAATCGTCATAGAGCAGCTATTACTCAAGAATCTCAACGATACGTCAATGTATCTGACTGTGAATTCATTAATCCTTGTAAATTTGACCCTAATAAATATCCTAACCCAAATCCTGAGATTACTATCAAACTATTTGATAATGAAGTTAAAACTAACGTCGAAGAGTTGGGTAAAGAATTGATTAAGATTTATGGTCAATTATTAGATCAAGGATTGTTAAAGCAAGATGCTCGTGGTTTCTTACCATTTAATGCTGAATCTAGTGCTTATTATACTTTCACTATGTCTGATATGATTCATTTCTTATCAGTTCGACTCCATAAATCAGCCCAACCTGAAGTACGAACAATTGCAAGCTTCATTTACAGTTGTTTGATTAAAGATGTATTCACTGATAAAACTATTATTGATATCATTGAGTACAGAATTGCTAATACTGAGGTGATTTAATGGCTCGAAACGCTAATTACATTGTCGAAGGTAATTATGATAAACCAGTAACTGAGATCAATATCAAAGAAGTTCCTGACTTTAACATATCTGACTTTGACTTTGAAGACGAAAAGGCTTTATATAAGTATATTCGTCGAGTAGAAACTGTTTGTCGTCAATCTTTTGAATATAAACAGTTTATCTATTTCTTGAAGAATTATGGTAATATGAATAAGTGCTCGTTCATGAAATTCTTAGATACTCAAGATATCCCTAAATTGAGAATCGAAATTCATCATGAACCTATTACTTTATTTGATATTGCTTTAACTATCTTTAGAAAAAGACAAATGAATGGTGAATCTTTGCATGAAGATATGATTGCAAAGGAAGTTATGTATCAACATTACAAACTACATGTAGGTTTAATACCATTAACCACTACAGTTCATGAAATGGTACATAACCAATTCCTATTCATTCCAACTCAAGCAGTTATGGGTGCTTGGGATAAGTTTGTAGAAGAGTATAGACAGTATATGCCTATCGACACTCTTTCTAACTTAGATTCTATCATTCAACATTCAGAAAACTACGATCCTGAGAAGGAAATGGCTATTTTGAATGCTGGATTTGTAAGAATCAATGTAGAAGACGATGGTTATCAAGCTTCTACAGAAGAACTCTTCAATTATCTTAAATCTGTTTATGATGATTTAGAAGAACGCAAGAATAAATAAGATATACCAAGAGGTTACCCAATATTGGGTAACCTCTTGGTATATCTTATTTATTCTTGCGTTCTTCTAAATCATCATAAACAGATTTAAGATAATTGAAGAGTTCTTCTGTAGAAGCTTGATAACCATCGTCTTCTACATTGATTCTTACAAATCCAGCATTCAAAATAGCCATTTCCTTCTCAGGATCGTAGTTTTCTGAATGTTGAATGATAGAATCTAAGTTAGAAAGAGTGTCGATAGGCATATACTGTCTATACTCTTCTACAAACTTATCCCAAGCACCCATAACTGCTTGAGTTGGAATGAATAGGAATTGGTTATGTACCATTTCATGAACTGTAGTGGTTAATGGTATTAAACCTACATGTAGTTTGTAATGTTGATACATAACTTCCTTTGCAATCATATCTTCATGCAAAGATTCACCATTCATTTGTCTTTTTCTAAAGATAGTTAAAGCAATATCAAATAAAGTAATAGGTTCATGATGAATTTCGATTCTCAATTTAGGGATATCTTGAGTATCTAAGAATTTCATGAACGAGCACTTATTCATATTACCATAATTCTTCAAGAAATAGATAAACTGTTTATATTCAAAAGATTGACGACAAACAGTTTCTACTCGACGAATATACTTATATAAAGCCTTTTCGTCTTCAAAGTCAAAGTCAGATATGTTAAAGTCAGGAACTTCTTTGATATTGATCTCAGTTACTGGTTTATCATAATTACCTTCGACAATGTAATTAGCGTTTCGAGCCATTAAATCACCTCAGTATTAGCAATTCTGTACTCAATGATATCAATAATAGTTTTATCAGTGAATACATCTTTAATCAAACAACTGTAAATGAAGCTTGCAATTGTTCGTACTTCAGGTTGGGCTGATTTATGGAGTCGAACTGATAAGAAATGAATCATATCAGACATAGTGAAAGTATAATAAGCACTAGATTCAGCATTAAATGGTAAGAAACCACGAGCATCTTGCTTTAACAATCCTTGATCTAATAATTGACCATAAATCTTAATCAATTCTTTACCCAACTCTTCGACGTTAGTTTTAACTTCATTATCAAATAGTTTGATAGTAATCTCAGGATTTGGGTTAGGATATTTATTAGGGTCAAATTTACAAGGATTAATGAATTCACAGTCAGATACATTGACGTATCGTTGAGATTCTTGAGTAATAGCTGCTCTATGACGATTAATTTGTTGAGAGATAGCACGACTCATCTTATTAATCTTAATAGTGATAGTAGATGTAGCAATTAAGGAATGAATAATATCATTTAATAATTTTTCATCTCTAATTTCAGATGGGAATTTATTATTGATAGTATCAATAGAAGATTTATAGTTTTCTGTAGGATAATCAATGATATCTACATTACCAAATATGAATTCTTCTCTAGTCTCTTGAGTTAATTCATCTGGATTGATAGAATTTACTTTATCATCATCAATTTCTTTTTCTTCTTCGATATCGAAGTTTTGTTTATCAATTGCATTGATGATATCGTTTTCATTTACTGGGACTGGTTCGTCTTTAGGGTTATCGAAGTCTGTATCATATTCATTGAAGATTGGTACAAATTCGAAGTCTTCTTCATCTAAGTATCCATCTTTAATTAAGTCTGGATAGAAGCATTTTTCTGTAGTCTTATATATTACACCTTTGATGAAGTTAAAGATATTCTCTTCATGGAAGTTAAGGTTAGAAACTTCAGAAATGCTTCTGATATAATAACGAAGAGAACGGATACTTGCACCAAATACTAATACAGTAACTGTACCTTCTTCAGATTGTCTATGAATTACTTCAATATTAAAGAATTTAAATGCTTCTAAGTTCTTTACCAAACCAATAGAAGCTTCGTCGTAAATATTATGGATAGTGATAGCAAATTGTATATTAGAATGACCAGAAATACTATCATGACCCATCTTCATAATACGTTCGATATAATCACATTGTGCTTGATAAGATTTAGGGGCTTCTAAACCATGAGAAATACGAGCAGCTCTAGATACATTCTTTACATTATCACCAATTTCAAGAATATCTAGTTCATATGTAGATGCTTCACCAATTTTATCGAATTCATCTTTAATGATAGTGGATTTAGACTTAAATAAATTCTTTAATTTTTCTTTATTAAACATTCGTTACTCCTTATCTATTCAATAGTACAAAAATCAAGTATTCCTTCTGGATTGTTATTATAGAATTCAGCTATAACGGCTAATACTTTACGTAATTCATTTTCGTCAGCTGCAGCATAGATTGGTTCTCTGATAATGGACTGATTCCAATCATCATAATATGTAGCATAAATAAAATTAGTTTCTACATGACCTTCGAATCTAACTGCTTCTCTAATGACATAATTACCATTATCCAAAGATTTAGCGAAATATTTAAAAGGTTTAACTTCTGGTTTCATGGGTAATACCTCCAATTTAATTAACGTTTACCAAATAAAGTTTGATCATAATATCCTTTAGTGATATATCCATTATGATCAACTAAATCTCTTCTATGATTATGATTATCTACTTCAACCACATGGACTTTATGTGCAATAGCATATTGTACCAATGCATCGGTTTCATTAGTATGACCATTATCTCTAAGAATTAAAATATGGTCGGGGTTAAAAGACATAACTTCTTGTACCCAACCTTGAGCTACATTCTCCTTATTATAATAAAACTTATTATCACAATAAGGAATTTCTATCTTATGGAACATTTCATCCTTAAGACCCAAATTACGTTTATATTCTTCTACATGATAACACAAACGTGGAATACCACCATAAACGAAGTGGGCTTTGTCTTTGAACCGCCACATGACATCAGAGATATCATTCATTGGTTTTCTAACATCGTATACCAAGTAACTTCTATCAAATATCATGGCTACACAAGGTTTATCTTTATACAATCTCTTTCACCCCTTTTAAAACTTCTTCAAACACTTCATCCTCATCTTTTCCACTTACTTCAATCTCAAACATATCGATTTCTGTAAGTTTAGAAGAGGTCATATTAGTAAATTTAAGTTTCTTGAATATTTCAAAGCAATCCATAAGGTAACTTATGTTAGACTCGTATAAATCACCTTTTTTATCTTTATTCTTCTCTTTTACTTTCTCATAAAGTAAATTTCTATCCGAAACCATTTTAATGATTAAATCTACTCTTGGTATATTAGCAGTATCGATTACCTTATTTACTATCTTACATTGTAAATTAAGTATTCTTTCTTTTTCTTCTTCTTTACTTAAGTTAAACTTAGTTATAGTTTTAAGCATATCTGGTATTGGATAATACATATTGGAATAAGCATATCTATCGAAGATAACTATCCGTTTCTTATCCTCTAGATTTTCTTCTTTCATTAATTTATCAATATATTCATTATACCACTTAATCATATCCATTACATAGAATAGACATACTGTAGTTCCTGAACATATTGCTCTATCCATTGTAGTATTTCCATCTACTTTAATATTACCAGATAGATATTGTTCTACGAAGTATGCACTAGGATTCTTATACCTTGGAAAACTAACTAGTTCTACTTCGTATCCTAATATACCTATTATATTTGCTAATCTATTTGAATTAGTTTCTTTATATGAACAATCCATACCTTCGAATGATATCATTGTTACATTATTCTTTATATATTGGATTACTTCGTTTCTTTTATTATCTATTGACATCTGGATTCTCCTTATTTACTTCTTAATATTGGATAATCTTGTTCTTTCTTCCTATCTAATTGTCTTGAAATTAATTATAATTTAATATTGAATATACAATTTAGTAAATCTTGCTTCCAGTCGAAGGTAACGGAAATCCTGGAAGCGTACTGTAGATCCATGATTAAGACAACCGCTTAGCTACGCCCACGCTTCGCACGCTGTCTTAATCATGTCTCTGCGTTGCTCGCGAGAGCACGCGGAGATCCATGGAATTAAGACATGCAGGATTTCCGTTATAGTTTGGGGGAGGCGGAGCCGTTCCGGGGGTATTTTTTAAGTAAAATTTAGCCTCTTAAAATCAGTTATAAATGTATAATATCTCTATGA